GCTGATAATGTAGATAAGGATTCATTATCAAAGTATGGCAAAGACGGTATGAAAGGTTTAGAAAATTGGGAAGATGACTGGGATAAATTTGATGATGATGACGATGATTACGCCTTTGAAAGTAGACGAATAAGGGGTAGAAAAGTTAATGAAGACAAGTTAAATGACTTCGGTAAACACCCTGCATATCGTAAAACCCCTATGACTACACCACCTAATAAGGAAGTTGCTATTAATGGTGCAAGAGAATGGGATGATGAATCAGCACAAGGAGAAGAACCATTTGGTAAACAAATTGGAGATTCTGCACCTTATGATGAAATTGTAGATACAATGACAGAATCTATTCTTTCAAGCATTTATGGCAATAAAAAAAAAGTTTAAGTGAACGAAAGGTTTTAAAGATTAAGTCTGACAAACCTCAGATAGAACAAGCACCACCTATGGATTTTCAAGGACAAGATATGATGCCTAATGATAACATGGGTGGTGGTTTTGACCAACAAGGCGAAGAAGCAATGCCACCAATGGACAATAATGGTATTGAAAATGGTAATGAATTTGATACTAATTTTGATCCAGGAGTTGAAGCAGATGAGGAACAGGATCCAAAAAAATTCATTCAACAATTGACAGGTAAATTAAGTCAATCTTTAAGGAAATATAATGAAAATAATGGACAACCTGATGCAGATTTAAACAAATATGTGGCAGGTATGATTACAAAACAAGCAATGGAAGGTCTTTCACAAGAGGATGCTGATGAAATTATAGATAAAATTAAATCAGACGAAGATTTTTCTATGGAAGATGGAGATAACGGAAATCAAGAAATAGAACAAGGAAACGACCAACCAATGCAGCCAATGGATAATCAAATGCCTATGGATAATGGAAATGATAATCAGTTTCAACAACCAAACGAAAGCACAATAAAAAAGGGTTATAAAATTGATGAAATTGTAAACGGTGTGTTAAATGGTGCTGAAAAAGATGAACAACCTTATCAAAAAACAGATAATAAAAAAAGTTTTAGAAAAAAACCATTTAGTTCACCAAATTTTGAAAATTGAATAATAAAGAGAGAACACAAATAAACACATTGTTTTGCGCCACCAAAAACTACCGCAGGGTTTTGGTGGCTTTCTTTTATATTTTTGATTATATTTATAAGAGAGAATAATTTTTTAATAAATCATGTATCAAATGGCAAGAAAATTTGTTATTTCAGAAGAACAATATAATATGGCACTTAAAGAGGGTGTTACACTTAATGCTGATGTTGCAGCAGCAGGTGGTGATGTTAAACGTGCAGTAGATACTGCAAAGCAAGAAGCACTTAAAAATGGCGTTAAAATGGATGATGCTACGATTTCGATTAAAGCAGCAGAAACCAATGAAAGCATCTTTGTTAAAAAATCAAAATTACAAGAAAGCAGACTTAAGGCTTTAAAACGTAATTCTGAAATCTATACAGTCAGAGATTTTATGAAAAAACTTGACAACAAATAATGAAATACATTTGTTTTAATTTAAAAAATGAACAGTTTACCAAAACATATATTAAAAGCACTTAAGGAAAATAAAACTTCTTTGGGAGAACATCCTTCTTATCCACCAGAAGAAGAAGAGAAATTTATTGTTAATCTTGTTACCAATACTTTTAATGCATTATCTGAAAAGGTTGGTGATAAAGATTATGACACAATGAAACAAGAGCTTGGACAAATATTGGGAGAGTGCAAAAAATTAGAAAGCAAGAATAGGGAAGCACTTGAAGAACTATGTGCAAATATCATAAATGATTTATTTCAAATACCAGAAGACACAATTGAAATAGAATCAAAAATTGTTGATAAAATCGACACTTCTTCTGAAAGACTAATTCCTGAGAAAACAACAGATTTTTCATTTGACAACATAGAAGATATGAATAATCTTACTGATGAAATATATAAAAGACGTTTATTAAATGCCTTAGTTGCTGGTGCAGCAATGTATTATACTAACAATATTGGAAGTTATGTAAAGCAACTTTTTGAAATTGATAGTGATTTACCTTCTTTATATAAAAAAGCATTAGATTATAATAATGTTTTGATGTTTTATGAAAAAGATACATTTAATGACAAACATTCAACAAATGGAGGTAAAGTAGATGTAACAATCTCGTCAAATGATACATATCCAATGATTAAAGCGGAGGGATTGTTGTTCCCAATATTGGTTGAAGAAACAATTAAAGGTTTATTGGAATTGGCAATTTCGCATGGTTTACCAAAAAGTTCAGAAAAAGCAAAATATGTAATCGGCAAATCAGACTTTAAATTGGCAGAATTATGGGATATGAGATTAGGCTATTCTTTATGGAAATTGATTGCAGAGGAAGTGGAAGAATGTGGATTTGATATGATAGAAATTGGAATTAACTTCATTTTAATGGAACTTGCGGAAATGGATTGTAAAACGTTCAATGCATCGTTACAAGAGATTTTTGCAAAAACAAAAAAAGGAAAACAGATAATTTCAGAAATGGTCGAAAATATCATTTATGATAAAGAACAAGATGAATTTGATGACTATATTCAAAATAAAAATGACGAATTGGTACAGATAAATGATGATGAATATTTTACGCCAGAAGAATTGATGATTAATGATAGTTTTGACTATTGATGTGAAATCAGAATAATTAAATAAAAAAAACGTAATGTTAAATTTTAAACAGGAATATATAAAATGCTATAATGATAAATCAAGAATTTATTTTATAGAAAATTATCTTTCTACATTTAATGCAATGGAGAGGAAAGAAGTTCCTTTTAAATTATTCCCTCGGCAAAAGGCATATTTAAAAAGTTGTGCTGAAAACTCGAACACAATAGCAATTAAACATCGTCAAAGTGGTGTTTCTACAATTTCTTCAGCATTTATTGCAGGACAATGTGTATTTGCTAGAAAAGACTCACCTGAAACAGCATTGTGCATAGCCAATAAACTTGATCAAGCCATAGAATTAACAAACAAAATTGTAGGTTTTCTTGACCAAGTACCAAGATGGATGTGGGGTGGTGAATATTATTCACCAGATCCATCAAGTGAAAAGAACAAAAAATCAATTTATACAAAACGTAATAAAGGTTATATTGAATTATTTAATGGTTGCAAAATATATGCAAGAGCATCAACACCTCATGCAGCACGTGGTATTTCGGCAGTTTCATTGCTTATATTTGACGAAGCCGCATATATTGAAAATTCTATGGCTAGTTATACTGCTGCTGTTGCAGCACAAAGTACTGTTGCTAACCCTAAATGTTTAATGGTATCAACGCCAAACGGTAAAGACCAATTGTATTATAAAACATATATACAGGCAATAAAAGGGGAAAATAATTATAATGCCGTTGAATTTAAATGGTTTCAAGATTTGAGATATAACAGAAACTTGAAATGGTATAAGAAAGACGGAAAAACAGGTGAAATTGAATGGGACGTTGATACTGTTATAGACAAAAAGGGAAATATTGTTTATAATGAAGAACGTTGGAGAGAATTGGAAAGAAACGGATGGACACCAACTTCACCTTGGTTTGAAAATATGTGTAAGTCATTTAACAATGATGAACAAAAAATAGCACAAGAATTGTTAGTATCATTCTTAGGTTCAGCAGATAACGTTGTACCAATTGAGACTATTGAAGAACAGTCAGAAAAAAATGTTATAAAAATTACAGAAGATTGGAACTTACGTGATTTAGCGGTTAAAGAAACATGGATATGGAAAGACCCGAATCCTACACATAGATATATTATTGCAGTTGACCCTTCTTCTGGTAGTGGTGATGATTCAACAGCAATACAAGTTATTGATGTTGATGCGGAAGATGAAAATGGAATGCCATTTTTTGACCAAGTATTAGAATATAGTGGGAAATTAAATGGTGAAGAAATTGCTGAATTAATTGACAGATATGGACGCATTTATAACAATGCTTTGGTTGTTGTAGAATGTATAGGTGGTTACGGAGACGCGCCAGTATTAAAATTAAGAGATTATTTTCATTATCCAAATTTATATTATGATGAAACAGGTGCTTTAAAAAACTATACCAATGATTACGCAAGAAAATTATTTAAAGCAAAAGATAATGATAAATTACCTGGTTTTAGGAGCAATGCTTTAAGAATACAAATGATTTCCAATTTTGTCGAAATGCTAAAAAATAATTCATTTAGGGTAAGAAGTGAAAGAGTTATTTCAGAATTAGATACTTGGATTTTTAAAAATGGAAGACCAGACCATATGGATGGAATGCATGATGACTTACTTACTTGTCTTGCAATGGGATTGTTTGTCGCACAATTTTATATGTTAAAGACTGATAAAATCAAACAAAAAGATAGTTGCATTGTTCAATCTTGGTACATAAACAATAGTACAAATACAGACTTAAATACAAAACATTTAAGGAAAAACGTTAATATGACGAATAGTAAAGAAATGGCACGAAAATTTAACCCATTTACTAATTTCCAAACAAATAGGAAAAATGATATTGTAAATGCTTGTATAATGTTGGGGGGATTTAAAATAACAAAATAAATTTTGA